TCCGGGGCTTCCGGGGGCGGGTTCCGGGGGTTACGAGAAGGACAATGATGAACTACCGCCACCATTCTGCACTTCATTGAGCAGACGTTTGACGTGACGTGCGGTTTCCTCGGTGGCATTGGCGGTACGTTGCGCGATGGATTGGTTCGTCATCAGTCCCTGCAACGCAGCGGAATTGAATGTGCCACGCGATTGTTGGTTGGGACTCAGCGAACCAATCTGCCCGCCGAGTTCAGCGAGTTTCTTCTTGAGGGTGTCGATCAGGTTGTCGGGAGATGCAGGTTGGGATTGATCGCCCGACTGCGTGTTCTGCTTCGCTTGAGCGGCCTGTTGAAGTAACTGCTGGTATTCAGCACGCGTCTTTTCCAGATCGTCCAACGCTGTGGCCATCTGTTTTTCGTATTGGGTCTGGCGAGCCTTGCTTCCAGCCGCCTGTTCCTGATCAATGAGATTCTGCTGGGTTTGGCGTTCGTGATCGATGCGTGCCAGGTCCGAATCATACTGTTGTTTGTTTTGTGACAACGCTGCGTTTTTCTGATTGGCAATCTGCTGCTTGTCCGCATTGGCATTGGTGCGGGCGATGTTGATTGCCATATCGACGTTGTAGTCCTTGTCGAACAGGCCGATGAGATGGTGCATGCCTTCCTCGACCTTGAGTTGGGCCGATCGGAACGCAGACTGCAATCCTGCTGTCATTGTTGTCCAGGCATCGGACAAGAAGGACGTGGTTTGTACCCACAGAATGCGAAGGCCGTGCCAGGCATCGACGAGGACTTTTGTCACCTTATAGAAGGTTTGGCTGGCGACATTGACGATGGTGTACTTGAAGCTGTACCACAGCGATTCGACTTGATAGATGCCACGTTGCCATTCAACCTTCATCGCTTGCCACAGAACCTTGGCAGCCATGCTTAAATCACCGGAAGCCAACGCATCGCGGATTCCCTGCCATGCGACAAGGGCGCGATCCTTGAGTTCACCGAATCGATCACTTAACCAGTTGAGGGTCTTGGATGCAATATCCGTCATGCTGAGGATGGCAATGCCGATACCAGCGGCTGCAACAATCACCAATCCCATCGGCGAGAGCAATGCACCCAGCACCGTGAGCAATGTGCCGATGACACCGACACTGCCGGTGATGATGCCCGACAAGCCGCCGAAGATGAAGGCCATCGCCTGGGCTGCTATGCCGGTGGACATCAGGATTACACCGACAGCAGCGATGCCTGCAATCACCAAGGCTGCCGAGCGCACGAGCGATTGGTTCTTACTGAGCAGTTCAATCACCACACCCGCATATTGGGACACGATGGCAGCAGCCTTGGCCACAGGCTCGCTTAACGCTTCGCCCATGATGCCCAGCACAATGATGCCCGCCTGCTTGATGCGATTGAACGCATGCTTGAGGGTTTTGCTGAGTTTGGCATAAGCCTTGTCCGCCAGGCCCGCGCGACTCTGCATCGCATCCAGATCAGATTCAAAGCCTTTGAGGTTGTTCAATGCCGGGACGATACCGCGCAAGGCAGCCGAATCGGGGAACAGTTTGGCCAGCACATCAGGCGGGAGCTTGGCGAGTTTTTCCATGACACCGTGCAAGCCCTCAGTCTTGAGCGTTGTGGTGTTCATCTCAAAGCCAAGCTCATGTGCTAACTTGGTCGCTTCGGCGCTGGGCTTGAGGAAGCTGCGCAAGATACCATTCACCGCGTCGATGGCCGTGGTGGTGCGTAGGCCGTTGCGCGTCAGCGTGGCGATCATTGCGCCCAGTTCATCCAGCGGCAAGCCCGCGCTGGCAGCCGTGGATGCGACCATACCAATCTGTGGGGCCAGTTCGGCAAAGGTGGTTTTGCCACGTTGCACGATGCCGAACAACCAGTCGGAGACGTCACCGGCTTGTTCAGCAGCCAGGCCGTAACTATTGAGCACCGTGGTAATGGCGTCGGCTGCAGTTTGCGTATCGGTGAGCCCAGCCTTGGCAGACTTGGCAGCAACGCCCAACACATCCAGCGCCTTGGCTGGAGCAATGGAAGCAGACAGGATGTCGTACAAACCACCGGACAAGGCTTCGGTGGATTCACCAAAACTCACCGCCATCTTGCGGATGCCCTTGGTAAAGCCGTCCATGTATTTTTCGGCATCACTGTCCGAGAGCATGGTGGCGACGGTAGCCATCTGCTGCTGAAAATCCGCGTAGATTTTCAGGCCCGAGAGCAGAGGCACCGCCGCCACGGCAGACACGGCAGTCAGTCGCTTGCCGATCTCGCCGACAGACTTGCCGAAGGCTTTGACGCGATTCTGGGCTCTATCGAGTCCACGCACCAACTTACTGTCCTGCGTGGTCAACTCAATGTACGCAGCCCCGGCACGAATGTTCCGACTGTTGGCAATACCTGGCGACATCAAAAAACCCCTTGTAAATCAGGCAAAAACAATTAACCACAGATACACACAGATGAACACAGATAGGGATCAAGCCCACTTGCCACAGCAACACATCACAAAACATCTGTGTTTATCTGTGTTTATCTGTGTTCATCTGTGGTAAAAAAATGTCTTAAGCGGTGGCCACGATTCCACTCGATGCCGTCGTGGTTTTTCTGCCTTCGTCCAGGCCCTTGTTGAATGAGTCTTCTTTCTCCTTACGTAGTTTGCTGGCACCGAGGAACAGGCCGAGTAAACCCGAAGCTGCTGGCAGCAGCGGGCCGAGCATGGGGACACCGGCCACTGTCGGGCCCACCTGATCCAGCGCGGATAGCGACAGTTGATTGATCATGTTGCGGATCTCGTTGGCATGTTCGATGTTGGACTTCCACTGGCTACCCGCGGTTTGCATGTGCTGATACCAGAGTTGGTATTCGCTTTCAGCTTCGTTGAGCGTGATGTTGCTTGCCAAGCCCGTCTGCTGCTGGATGGTGTTGGGTGTTTTGACGTGAATCATGTCACCCATATCGCAACCCGCAAAACTCAGCAGGCCGAGCACGAGGAAGACGATGACGAACAGGAAGATCAGGTGATTGGTTTTCATAATGATGGTTTCCTTGTGGTAACAAATGTTTTCTTGAGCAAGGCCATCGCATCGTCGGTGTCCAAGGGGATCACTTGCGATGCCTGGCTTTGGGCAAACGGATCAAAGTCCGCTGCTTTGAACGTGTGGGAACGATTGAATGTCAGCAGGTTGGACAGCAAGGCCATCAGGTTGGAGGTATGTAGCCAGTCCTGCTTTTGACGACTCTGGGACATCTCGTACAACTGCCTGAGCGTGAACGGATCAGGATGCACGCCGAGGATGCCTGCCAGTTGCCAGATTATGTCTTGGCAGGTTGCAGCAGGCGTTCGAGCTGCCTTTGCAGTTCCGGACTGTCCAGTTGTGCACTGGCGATCTGAAGCGCTTTTTCCTCCACCTCGCGAAGCTTGGTCAATGCCTTGCGTAGCACTTGCCGCTTCGCTGTGGGGAAAAAATCGGCCAACTCCTGAAGCAGTGCGGTGGTCGCATGATCGATGACGTCACCTGCAAGAGCCTCGCCGAACTGCTCGTCGCTGACGTTGGCTGATTGGGCTTGCTGCTGGCAGATCACATACAACACATCGCAAAGCAGGATCGGATCAGTGGAGAGTTTTTCCAGCAGACGCGATTTACTGTCCAAGACATCCAGCAGATTGACGCCGACCATAGCCTGGACACGCTTGATGGTGGCGACGGTAATCTGCACCGTCCATACGTTGTTGCCGGGGTGTCCGGGGGTTTCGGGACTTCCGGGGGCGGGGGCTGTGAAGGTCTGCATTAGCTGCCACCTCCATCCACCCAGGTGGGTGCGCGAGTGACATAGGTTGGCTTGACGGTGACGTTGACGGTGATGGCTTCTTCGAGCGGCTCGTTGCGGGTGAAGTTGGTGACAGCAAAGTCGGCGTCGAGGCCGCTGCCACCTTCACCATCAAGGACTGCCATGGCAATAGCGGAATTACCGAAGTAAGCATCCTTGATCGCGGTGAAGCCAGCGTCGTCCGGATCCCAAATGAGCGTGAACTCTACACTGCCATTCTTGAGCGTGGCGATGGTAGCGCGCCAACCGTTGCTGGCGCGCGTCGTCACGTCGGACTCGCCAGTTTCCAGGTTGAGCGTGACATCCTTGACGTTGGTCAGCTCGGTTGTTGCGGTTGCGCCGGCCGTGCCGTGGTACAGCTTGGCCTGCATCCCTAAACGGATGGACATAAAAATCTCCTTGAATTAAGGGTTATTTGTGTGGTTTATCGAATCGAGCCTGCCCAAAAACGAGGCAGACGCGGTAGGTTTTTACTTAAGGCTGGCCCCATGACGGGGCGTTTGGGATAACGATGCCCACGGAATCGGCCCCCGAATTCGTGGGCCATAGCCGAGGGGCCAACGTGGGCAAACCCGGGGCCGATCAGGACACGGTCGCTGCCTTCCCGTGCATAGACGATGGCACGCCGCAGTTGGCCGTGTCGCGTATGCGGTGGCGAACCGGGTGGTGCATACCGCTTGCTGACGCGAATGCTACGTCGTGCTGTCAACCGGATCGCTGCCCCGGCATGGCCCAGACTCTGGAAACTCGCCTGGTTCATTTTTTGCCGGAGCAACTTCCGATTCAGGCCATAGTTTGGTTTGAAACGAACACGCAGCATTTAGACCTCACTTGGTAATCCGATACGTCAACGTCAGCACCGATGTGAACACCCGCTGTTGAGCCAGGTGATCCGGATCATAGATGGGCACATTCTCCACCTTGATCCAGATCGCATACGGCATGTTGGTTAACGGTTGACGTTGCAGGTAGTCGGCAAGCTGCTGCACCAATCCGCTCAAATCCTTCACTGCAGGATCGATTTCATCCTGCGTCACCGTGAGTTTTTGCTGAATGCCGATGTCCACCTGGCAGTCGTACTGACTGAGCTTGCGTGTGATGCTTTGAATCTGCACACCACGCGGGACGACACTGATCGTCAGTTCTCTTAGCTGCGACAGATCGTGGATCGGTAGCACCTGCCGTTTGGCATTCGTGACAATCCATGACTGATTAAGTTGCAATGTCACGGCATCAGCCAGATCAATGAGCATTTTCATCATTACCCCCTTACCCCCGGATCACCCCCGGAGTAAACTGAAAAGTATATTCACCATACTGGTCACACCGGCACCTGCGATCAGCCACATCCAACGAGCGTGACGAATCGCGTTTTGTTCAAGCCTGTCCAGGCGAATGTTGATGCCCGGTTCACCATTGCCACGGATGGCATGATCAAGCCGGTCGAGCTTTTCGTGCAGTTCATCGAACTGCTGGCACATGCCATTGTCATTCTGTGCACACTGATTCATGTACTTGCGTCTCCCAGTAAACGAGTGTGAATGCGAAGTGTCGTGTGGTACGGATCGCAGTAGCGGTAGCAGCCCCCGGAACCACCATCACCGAAGTTGGTGATTTCGTATTGCTTATTCACCATCGTCAGGACATCGCCGGGTTCAGGTTCGAACTCCGCAGGGAAGTCATCAGCGTTAATCAAAAAATCCCACATACTCGACTCGATGGTCACACCACCGACAGTGGATTTTTCATACTTGCTGATGCCCGGCGAAGCATGGACGGTGTACGAGGATTCGCCTTGTTGGTAGGCGACCTCCTGCGTACACCATCCTGTCCTCACTCTGGCGAGCCACTGCATGCCTTCTTTCATGTAGTCTCTGGCCATGTTTTCCTTCCGGGGTTCCGGGGGCCGGAAGTTAAGCGGTCAATTTCACGCGGACGGTGGCATCGTTGTCACCGGCATCAGCCACGGCTTTACCCATGTACTTGCCTTCGATTTCGATGGTCGTTGCGTACTGGTTGGCTGAATCCCAGTAGAGCATGGTGCCCGTGGTGATGGCCATGCCCGGGCCACCGATCTTGGGCACATCGAAAATGCCGGTCACCGACAGGCTGCCCAACGTATTGGCCGCGATGTCGAGTTTGGCAATGCCGACGAGATCGCCCTGAACAACCACCGTGCCTGCGGCAATGTCGGTGGCCGGGATGTAATCGATACTGTCACCTTTGTGAACAAAAGTCGAAGTCATAAATGAATACTCCTGTGAGAAAAAGTTCAAAAACAGCCTGTTTTCAAGGGAAAACTACGGATACTTTGGGTGGAATTACGCCTCCCCCTTGAGTTTCACAGCACCGCGATGGTCCTGTTCACGCACGCCAAAGTCTATAAAGCCGCGAAATTGCACCCCGAGTGTTGAAAAATCTGCGTCGGTTTTTTCGACGGTGGGACGATCCACGCCGTTGAGGAACGCGACCTCGATAGCCGACAAGCGATTGGGATCAGACAGCAGATACCACGCCTTGTTGGATGCGTTGGTGAAGCTGGTATTGGAGAGATAGACACTGGACACGACATCGAATTTTCCGGCATGCGGATTCGTTGCAGGCTTGGCCTTGTTGGTCGTGGTGGTCTCATTGAGTTGCAAGCTCTTCATGAGCATCTCAGCGGCCACCTTCAAACCCGGCGGCACCAGCAGCAGCGACGGCATGATGCCAAGGGGTTTACCATTGGGCTTGACCTGCTGAGCAAAGAGGACTTCCGCAGCGGTGAGCCCGTCGATGGACAGCGCGGTGTCAGCACCTTCACTGTAGTTGTTGTGATCCGCATGGAAGAATGCTTTGCCATCGGATTGCAGCGGATTCCGCAACCACAGACTCCACACTGCTTCGGCAATCGACTCGGCAGCACCCATACCGATCTGACGGGGAATATCGGTAAAGGCACCGAGGTCATCGTTGATGATCATCTGGCGGGTGAGTGCGAACATGATGCCATGCGTGTCGGCTTTCTGACCGAACTGCTGTTCATCAAGTTGGCCGTGCTTGATTTCGCCATCGGGACCGACCTGCTGGAACTTGAAGGAACCCGTCATGCGGTAACGCGTGTGTTCCTTGAAGTCATTGACGCTGGCAATCTTGGCAATACGCCGCCAAGCGTCTTCCACGTAGTTGTAACCTTCCAACAGCATCTTGTTGGCGATGTTTGAAAGAACACCGGGCAACGATGCACTGCTGAAAGCAGCCTGCAACCAGCCGGTGGCATCACGACGGAACCGGGGAAGCTGCTGGCCACAGGCCATTTCGCAGAACTCCTGCACGCCGATGCCACGCAGCTTGTCGGCAGCTTCAAGGACGGGCTCGGTGTACAGGGCCTGGACGCGATTGCTGGGTAAACCGCTGGCCATGAGTGCGACAGCTTCGAACACTTGAGGATTGCTGGGGCGTTGGGCACCCGAACTTTGCATGGCCATCGGCACCTGTGGGCGTGACGCACGCAGGACATGCAATTCGGTCTTGGTCACGTCCCAACCTTCTTCAATCGCTTGTGCTTCGATGGCCGGATGTTTGCTTTCACAGGTGCTGCGGATGGCCTGGATGCGCCGGGTTTCCTCGGCCATCTGCTTGCGCATCTGCATCATCGGAGCTTCCGGGGCCGGGGTATCCGGGGTCGGGGCATCCGAGACATCCTGCGTTGCACTCGCGGCGATGGTGGTAAGACGTACGGGCGGCGTTGGTTCGGTGGTCGGAGGTGTGACCGGCGCGGGCTCGGCGACAGCGGTAGTAGCGGGTTGCTGCTCATGGGTGGTGGTTGCTTGGGTTCCGGGGGTCATAGACGATTGCTCCTTGCTGTTGGCTGCGATGCGGGCAGACGTAGACGAGTCTGCTCCGTTATCAACGAATGAGATTTCTTTGAGGATGGCCTTGCGAACGACGTGAATCGGGCCGTCGAACGTGCAGCCATTGACGGTGACGTTCTGGCCGTTGGGAATGAACTGGGCATCGATAACGGCTGCGCCGATGCTCGCCTGCCAGGGGAATCCGTTCTGGCCGCTGCGGATCACGTCGCGTGCCCAACTGGTGTCACGACTGACCAAACCTTCAGCGATCAACGATCCGTTTTCGACGGCGACGCGATGGGTGTGGCCCACACCTTGACGTGAATTGTGGTCCAGGCGCACGGGGATGTCCTGGCGGTCAATGCCTAAACCTTCCAAGTCCACCACAACGGGATGTGGAAAGCCCTCAATCCGCATCAGGCCGCCGGTGTAGGCCACCATGCGGAACTGAGGAACACTTCCGCCCCCGGAAGGTTTGTCTCCCGCTGCTTCAATGGTCAGCGGGCAGGTGAACGACAGTTGGTCAGGCAGTTGCTGTGTTGGCGACAGTGTCATCGGCATTGGCAGAAGGCTCCTTTGTGGATGAAGAAGAAGGTTGAGCAGGCTGACTCTCCGAAACGGTCAGTCCCAGTGTTTGCATGAGTCGTGTCTCTTTGGCACGCTGGCGAAGCTCGGTTTCCCAGTCCTTGCCCTGACGGGCATATTCAGCAGCCAATGTGGTGGTGTGACTGGTCAAACGCTTGGCCTGGGCGTTGGCTTCCTTGGCCGGGTCAACATGCTCCGTGCCGTCGAAAAACCAACCTCTTACCAGTGGCATGGGGCGTCCCGATAGGGTGGGCATACTGCGCACTGTACGCAGTATGGAAAGCTCCGGCGTCAACATGGCCTCGCGTATCCATGCACTGAAAATCTGATCCAGCACGATTTCAGCCAGGTGCATCTGCTCCACGCGGATGGATTTGTAGTAGGTCTGATGGTCTAATCTTCCTGAAGCATAGTTGTAGCCTGAGGAGTTGCAGGCCGCGATGTTGTACGGAAGGTTCAAACAGCGTGCGATTTCATTGAGAATCTCGCGCTTAAACTCCGCGTAGGTGGTGGTGGGTTGCTGCGAATCGATCTGTCCCAAGCGCCAACCATCAGGTAAAACCGTAGCCATGCGTTTTTCCAAGGACACGATGTCCATGGGATCAAGTGCCTGGGCTTCTCCGTTGGCTGGCGAATCGGTGTACAGCACCGCAGCAAAGTCGGCTGCGGTTTCCGCAGCAGCGATCACGGCTAATGTGTAACGACGCAGTTGAGCAAACAGCGGCAGCGCCGGGGTGATCTCAGGAATGCCGCGATGCTGCTCAGGGCGATCGGCTCGGAACCAGTGAATCACGGAACTGGCAGGCACCTCGTCATATTGCGACATCCAAGTGCTGTAATTACCCAAGCCGCCTGGATGCTGACGCAGGATGGAGTAGAACTGTGGATTGCCAAACGAATCGAGAATTACACCGTCCACATCGTTGCGTGTCGGCAACATCACCGACGATGGCGACGCGATGCGGTCGGCTTCCACCAGTTGCAGGTCCATGGCAACCGGCGAATCAATGTTGGGATTGAAGCTAAGCACGCCGAACGCTTCACCATCCGTACTCTTGGCCATGCGCATCGTGCGAAGCTTGGATGCCAGACTGACCGCCTTGCTCCACTGGGCAAAGGCATCTTCGATCTGACGATTGAGATTGTCGTTGCTGGTAAGCAATTGCAGACGCGGGCCGGTACCGATGCAGTCGTTGGCCAAGGTCAGCACGATGCCCTTGGCATAACTGTTGTTGGCCACCTCGTAGCGGGCACGCTCCCGTAGTTTCTTACGGATATCTGCCGATGCTGCACAGTCAGCCGACATCGCATCGGCCATGGCCCAATGCCGTGCGTTTTCCGCTGTGGTCTGCGCCGCGTCGTAACGCGCCCGTACCACGTTGGCCATTGGCAAACTGCGTTGCACCTGCGGTTTGGATTCAGATTGTTTTCGGAAAAACTTCCGGGGGTTGAGTAAACGCATCAAACCGTGCCTCCGGGATTAATCTTGAAAATCTTCACGCCTAAACCCTTGGATTGAGCAGCCTTCTTCGACGCCAGGTAACGATCTACGGCGATCTGATCCTTGAGTGAATGCTGCTTGACGTGCTGGCCGTCGACTGACACCTCAGCCGGTGCGGCAGCGTTTTCTTCGATGGTGTTTTCAAGGGTGTCGTCGCTCATACTGATCACTCCAAATAATCGTGCCCCCCATATAGTTATTACCCGCCGAACAGTCAGATTTGCTCGTTTCGGTCAAAAAATGTGACTTTTTTAATAGATAGCCCTATCAAGAGCGCGTGCTGGTGTGGCTGGCTTACTTTCTTTGCTGCATGTCGGAGAGTTTCAGACGTGGACGCGATTGCACCATGCGTGACTCGACACCTGCAAGAGCGACGCCTTGAATAGATGCCCCGACTGCGCAGCCAACCAGGCAGTCCAGCCAGTGGTTGTCCGGGCGCGTGGCACGGAGCTTCCACTCATCCACGGTGCGGCCCTGCGCCATGGACTTGATGCGGTATTCAGCCGTCAGGTGATCAGCCAGCATGCGATGGGTTTTATCATCACGCCCGAACAGAGACAGACAACTTGGATCGCCCATCGATACCGCCAAGCGGGCATGCACGAAGGTCTTCCAGTAGTTGGTGTCGATGAGGGCATGGCGTACCTGCCGCTTGCCCACCGTGTTTGGGATGCGCCAGTGCAGTCCAACGCGATCCCCACGCTTGCGGCGGTATTCACTGAACGGAATACTCGACGCCCCGACATAGCGACCGTGACTGGGCAAGAGCAAGCCTGCATGTTGGCTCTGCCGACAGAACTGATACACCACATCCGTACTCTGCCCCCAGTTGGCATCGATCAAACATCGGTCAATGCGCATGTCTGCGCCGTCATCGCGGTGATAGGTTGCAGCAAGTTTTTCCGTAGTGAGGATGTCCAACCCCGCGTAGATCTGGCCTTCCAACCCCGCGCCCGGTGCGGCGCGACTGATTGTGGAGCGGATGTCACGCAGTGTGAAATAGGAACGCTTTTGCTCCGGCCATGTGCCGTAGTCGACAACGTAGCCGGTAAAATTCTCTTCCCACGCGCAGAGCATCCAGAACAGGACTTTCTGTTGCACGTCAATGAACAGGGTCAGATGGTTGCACGCCTGCGGAATGATGCTCCGAGGGTGCCCATTGGTTTTGGCGGCGATGGCATCGCTTGTGAGCATCTCCTCACCGATGGATTCGATGATCGGTTCGTTCTGGTATTCAGCGAAGAATGCGGCTTCGTCACGTAAGCGCAGGTTCATCGCATGCTGGAGGGCCGACAGTTCATCGTCGTTGTAACGCTGCGGCCAAGCGACGATGCTGCCGGCATCCATGGCATCCCGGTGGTCACGGTAAAACTCCGTGGCCTGTGAGCCATCCCCGTCATTCCGCAGACTGTCGGCACGAATCTCTGCATACTGTGCCCACAACTTATCACTTCCGGAAGCGGGAAACGCATAGACCATCTTCGTCCGCTCGCCCTGCCACTCGGGGTGCTTGTCCCGATCCAGGATGTTGTCGGCCATGTCAGCAGGCCGGATCACCGTGCAGGCCATAAGGCCCGCGATCTTTTTGCCCGGGCCCGCCATGCCCAACACGTCCCCGGCCAGGATCGCTTCGCGTCGCTGACTCTGCGAGGGTGACCAAGCGGACTCGGTCGTCTGCGGGTCATCAACCAACACCAACTGCGGTCGAACCACCTGCCCGTCGGCCCGGGCGTAGTTCTGGCCGCGAATGTCACTGCCCTTCATGCCGCTGCTTGTGATGACAGTACCCGATGCCAAGCTGTCTTCAATCACAGGCAGTACCACACGATCCGATGACCAGTCGATGCGCGTGGGCACGCCGTTGTATTTTTGTCCCTTCTGCCGATTGGTGATCCGTTCCAAACACCGGATCGGGTATGTCACCTCCGGGAAATCCTCCTGCAGCAGCGGGTTGGTCTCCAGCCAGATTTTGATGTTTTCCAGCAGGTCACGTGCGCGTTCGGCGCTGGCGGCGATCAGGCAGACGAAGGGTGACGCACCGATCAACGCTGCCCACAACACAGCGGTCTGTGCAATCACTGTTTTCCCCGTCCCCCGAGGCATCGCCATCGCAAACAATCCACCCGTCCGTACAGCCTTCTCGATTTTTTCAATCACGCGCAGGTGATCGTCAGACCAAGGTAAATAGAACACCTCTGCAAAGTATGTTTCACAGAACCCCCGGAAGGATGCGATGCATTGAGCCTTCCTATCGGGATTGACGACTGCAGGTAACTCACCGATCTCCTGAGCCGAGCGCACCATTTCCGCGGCGCGATCGGCCTTACGAGCCTTCTGTTCTTCGTAACTCAACGGACCGGACTTAGGTTTGGCATATTCCAACGTCAGCCAAGCCGCATAGCGGAACAGGTCGACCGTCTGCGGATTGGATGGATCGCTGATGCTGTAGCCAGCTCGGTTGCGGTGACGACGCAGCTGGAATTCCGTCAATGAGTCGGCGTTGGGCAGATCCACTGCATTGACGATCCGCAGTAGATCGGCCGGCCGGAGCTGGCGGGGATTGAATGATTTTTTACTCATCGTCTGCCTCCATCTCCGGCCGGGCCAGGAAAGCGACGTAATCGATCAGGCTGAAGGTGCCATCGGCGCGGAGCAGTTGGCCATCATCAACGACATGCTGAATCTGCTCTTCCTCGATCCGGCGGTTGAACGCCTTGGACAGAATCTGGGCCGCCTGCGGCACGGTCATTGCCGTAATTCTCAACTTCTTTGGACTATCTATTGCTTGTGTCATCAAATTTAAAAAACACCTTAAAAATAAGGGTAAAAGTCGCATCAATCGACTGGATTAATGTCTTCATTGATGGCTCAATGTGTCTGTCACGCGAGCATGAAAGGAACCAACACGATGGCCAACAAAACCACCAAACGGAAACAGGCATACAAGGACGCAACGATCAACGAGATCGCCCAACGCATCCTGCGTATCGACACCCTGCAGACACGTAAGAACGATTCATTGGATTTTCACGAGGTCGCCGTCTGGACCCTCAAGGAGGCGTTGGAAGCAGCCTTTGAGGCCGGACGTAAGGCCGACCATTAACCCCACACAAAGGAGTAACACACACATGCGAATCACACGGATTGATTTTGAAGGACGCGAAGGCATCTTCGCCATCGCCAAACGCCAGCGCGATGCCAAGCAGATTGAGGTGGAGATTCTTCAACCCACCATGCAGGCCAGCCACTGGGTGGATGCCGACGACGAGGACGAACTGTTTGCCATGGCGGCCTTTCTGCAAGAATTGCTCGATGGCTACCAGGGCACCATGGAAGAGGCCGCCTGTTATTACAACCCGCTGCTGTGCATCAGCGACATAGGTATCTGAGGAACCATCACAATGGCTACGAAAAAACAAACAGCACAAGAAGCCTATGCCCAGCATCGCAAAGACATCACAAGTGTCATGCTCTGGCTGGAAGCCGAACTGGAGACACACCGCATCAATGCCAAAGGCCAGCCAGAGAATTGGGGCAAGGTTGGAGATATTCAAACCACTCGAAAACAGCTGATCGACACACTCGCGTCGCTGTCCCACAGCGAACCCAAAGAAATCGAAGACCTGCTCAGCAATAGTCGCTGAGCATTTTTGTTTAACCACCAATAGAAGGAACAACCCATCATGAAACAAGAAGACATCCAACTCGGCGGAACATACCTGGTCGGCCTTGCCGGCAATCTGGTGCCGGTGCTGATCACCGACAACCACCCGTCCGGAACAGGCTGGCAAGGCAAAACGGTGAAGACTGGCAAGCAAATCGTGATCCGCTCGGCCCAGCGAATTCACCGGGCGCTGGACAACGATCCACAGGATGCCAACCCCGCGGAACCTGTGGCCAAACAGGGCAAGCGTAAACCCAAGGCGACAACAGATACCACCGACGCACCAAAACGCGACACAACGAAACGTACCGCGACGGGTGGCGACCAGGACAGTAAGTCCATGAGCCTGATCAACGCAGCCGCCCACATCCTGGCCCAAGGCAACCACGAACCCATGCGCTGCAAGGACATCGTCGAACAGGCGATCAGCCAGAACCTCTGGCAACCGGGCAAGGGCCTGACTCCGGACAGCACGCTTCATGCCGCCATCGCACGCGAGATAAAAACCAAAGGCAACGACAGCCGATTCGCCAAAGCCGAACGCGGCAAGTTCACCGTCACACAGAAGGGAGCGTGATCCATGCCACGCACCCATAATCAACGCGACGTGACCTTCCGTGTCATCGATGATCATCTGGAAATGCTCGTCACCTTCCCGCATCAACCGGATCGCAACTACACACATCGCTGCATGCGCGACGTGTTCCGCGAGGTGGCCTACGCCATCGAGGACCACGCCGCTGGCGGCACCACGCTTGAAGAGATCGTCGAGGTCATCGACGCGCCGTACACGCAGGTCAACGTCGCACTGGCTTTCATGAAGGAACGCGGCTGTGTTGAAACCCGCCGTCGCCGCACTTTCCCGGCTTCGGACATCGTGTACGAAGATGCCATGATCGAATTCATGCATCTGGCTCAATGCGCAGAAAATTACTGATTGCAATACAACACCACTTTCTATCCCCGGCATTCGTCGGGGTTTTTCCGTTCTCAAAAGTTGGGAGTTGGAAGATCCGAGGGTATAATCACGGCATGGTTACCATGAGTGACATCCAAAGTCGCCGCCAGGCCATCCTGGCAATCGCAGACCGTTACGGTGCCCGGCACGTGCGCGTGTTCGGGTCGGTTGTCAGTGGAAACCAGAGGCCTGACAGCGACATTGATCTCCTGGTCGACCTGGAAGAAGATCGGTCACTGCTTGACCAGATTGCTTTGACCAATGATTTGCAGGATCTGCTGCAATGCAAGGTGGATGTCGTCGATGACCAAGCGGTCTCGCCGAGTCTCCGGCAGAGCATTCTCACGCAGGCGGTGGACTTGTGAAAAGCGACCGCCCGTACCTTGAACACATTTTGCAGGCTATCGAAAAAATTCAGGCCTATACTGCCGATGGCAAAGTGCATTTCATGCACGATGAAAAAACCCAGGATGCAGTCATCCGTAATTTTGAAATCATTGGCGAAGCGGTTAAGCATCTGAGTGAAGCAACCAAAGCCCTTCGTCCTGAAATACGTTGGCGTGATATTGCCGGTTTGCGTGACGTGCTGATCCACAATTACATGGGGATTAATTTCAACCGGGTATGGGCAGTGATTGAACGCGACATGGCACCGCTTAAAGCGGCGGTCGAGTATCTGCTTAAGACTATTTGAGTCTGGCATCGGGTTGTCTTCCAAGGAATGGTTCGTGCAATAAGAAGGCATGGGCTGAAACACCATTGGTATGGTTGTCATGCTTGGAGAGCGGGTGCCTGTTCCGCAGCAATCCGCTTTGCCTTCTTGCCGCTGAAATCCTCCCATCGCTTGACGATCACATCGCAATAGAGCGTGTCAAGCTCCATCAGAAACGCATGACGATCCGTCTGTTCACAGCCCATGAGCGTCGATCCACTACCGCCAAACAGGTCGAGGATGTTCTCCCCTGGCTTGGAGGAATATTGAATTGAGCGCACCGCCAACTCAACAGGTTTCTCCGTCAGATGCACCATAGCCTGCGGATTGACCTTCTTGACATGCCATAAATCCGTGGCATTATTGGGCCCGTAATAATGGTGGCCTGCGCCCTCTTTCCAACCGTAAAAGCAGATTTCAAACGCGCCCATAAAATCTTTGCGTGTAAGGACTGGGTGCTGCTTGTCCCAGATGATCCCCTGGGAAAAGTACAGGCCTGCTGACTTGAGTGGCGCGGGATAGTTGGCAAGGTTGGCGTAACCTCCCCAGATAAAAAATGAACCGCCGGGTTTGAGCACACGCGATGCGTTGGCGAACCAGGCCAACAGCATCTTGTCGAAATCTTCGTCACTCACGAAGTCGTTGGCCAACGGGCGATCCTTGGCCCGCATCTTTTGCTTGGCCTTTTTGGGATCGGTGGTGCCACGCGCCTGGTCGAAGCCCTGGTGATGAAGCTGGGCTTTTTTATCGCCAAATGAGCTGTTGCCGGCAGCGATGGCCGTGCTGCTGCGCGGCTCAACTTTCACATTATAGGGAGGATCCATACTTACCAAATCAATGGTTTGGCCATTCAGCAGACGGTCCAAATCCTCCGGCGAACTGCTGTCACCACACATCAAACGATGGTTGCCCAGTATCCAGATGTCACCGGGCTGCGTGGTCGCAGCGTCCGGTGGCTCGGGGATGGAATCAGGATCGGTCAGCCCTTCCTGCACACCCTGTGCTTCACTAATGAGTTTGCCCAATTCCTCTTCATCGAAGGCCAGAATGTCCATGTCGAAGCCACCCTCGCGCAGTTCGTTGAGTTCAATGGGTAGGATCGACATGTCCCATTCGGCGATTTCACCCGTCCGGTTGTCGGCCAGGCGATACGCACGAACCTGCTCAGGCGTCAGGTCGGTGGCGACATGGACAGGCACCTTGGCCAAGCCGAGTTTCTTGGCAGCCTTCCAGCGCGTATGGCCCGCGATGATCACGCCATCCTCGTCCACGACGATGGGTTGCCTGAAGCCAAACTCCGACAGTGATCCTGCCACAGCATCCACGGCCTTGTCATTGATACGCGGGTTGCGTTCGTAGGGTTTGATGTCGTCGATCTTGCGAAGTTCGACTTTGAAATTGGAAGTGATGATGTCCTGGGTTGCGGTCATAAAAGTCCTTAAAAAATAGTGTTTTTTTGCTGAAAATTTTGCGGCGCGTCTTTCGGCAAGTCTGTGTAATAACGTGTCTCGTTCCACCGCCATCAAAAAGGCTGATTCCCGCCAAGTACCTAATCAGATCGGCCCTGATCGGCCTCTGGGGCCTCCCGCCGCCACTGGCGGCACCATGCCTACCTGCCGAGCCCGGACGCCACAGACGCCAACCTGTGGCGATGTGTGGCAAGGGATTTTGGTGGTCACGATGTGATCTTGAGTGTCGGGTGATCAGATGATGTCGGATCATGCTTCGAACTGAATTGCCCACACCAATCACTTGATAACACAGTGGGCCAGTAAACATACTTTGGGAAAATGTCAGACTCATCGCGCATGCACGACACCGGTGCATGACGATGGCAACTTCCCAATTGGTTTTTCATATCATCAGATTCAAAATATTTACAATCACAACAATGCGGTTCAACCATTCAACAGTTCCTTTACATAGGTTGTTTGATATTCATTGCAGGCGAGCAAACGGGTGGGAAGGCGTTGACATGGCGGACGCATCATGCTGATGGCCCAACATGGCATGGCCGCGTTTGAAAATAGAAAACCGAGATTGCCGACATTCCCACACGCGTACGCGCACACACACGTCGTGAGGTATATATAGAGAGAGAGAGGGTGTTTTTCTATATATATTATTTATAACCTCTTGTCCTTTTGTATTTTGCGATTTTGAGAAAACCGCTTTTTCACTGCGCGGTTTTCTGCGGTTTTCTCTGGCAATCTGGCTTGCCACACCTTTTTGGGCATTGAAATGGGGATTTTGCAGAGAAAACCTCCGAGGCTTTCTCCCCGGTGAGTTACAGAAGTATCCAACCCGTCCGGGGCTTGGTACTCCCTTCAACGGTTTGAAACAGAATCCGCTTCTGCTTGGTCAACGCCTCGAGCACGCTGTCATACATATTGGGACTGGTGGCCAGTTGCCGGCGTAAACGCCAGTCGGCCGTGGGATACAGCTTGGCCTTGCCACTTTCCTGGCAGCGCCGGAGATAACGCAATGCTTTTTTACAGACGGCGTCGAATTCGTTGGTACTGACGTACTGATAGGCCATGTACAACATGCGCTGGATTTGATGCTCGACGAACGCACTGGCCCAGCGCACCGCATCGACACTGATTTGAGGTTGGCTGTGGTTTTCACTGCACGCATAAAGCAGCGCGAGCTTACGGGCGTTTTCGTTGGCACGGCCCCACACCGTCATCGCCACTTCATCCTTGCGATCCTCAGCCTGGGCATATTCGTTGTCAGCACTTTGTCGGAAGTCATTGATGATTGCTTTGGCCTGCTCGCTGTAGGGCACGATGACGGGCACGGGATAAAAGCCGATGAGGTTGCCACGGTGTTCACCCGGTTGATAGTTACCCCACCACCGCGCGGTATCCACCAGGCGACCAGGCATGGTGTCGACGAGTCCGGCTTCCTGGCCCGGTGAACGCTTACCCGTATCGACAATGATCATGCGGGCAAAGAAGCCATTGGTGAGCATGCGCTCGGACATGGCCTCGTAGTAGTGCGTTGGTGTCGCTGTGCCAAAGACGGTGAGGTGCGGTTGATGAATGACGCCGGGGATGCGTGGTTTGCCAGCCTTGGATCGCATGGAATACATCATGCTGGCTGAGGAAAATAACTCGAGCAGTACGGTCATGATCGATTCATTACGCGCGTCCTTTGACTTGTTGACGGATTGAAGGATGCCATCGATCTCATCGGTCTGATACATCGTGCAGGGCTGGACAGCCAGTTGATCTTCAATCCCTTCACCAGATGCAAACTTGCGGCAGAGCGAATCGGTCATGTTGGCGGCGATGGCCAGGTGGGCATTGATCTGACGTGGGTAATTCTTACCCGCAGAAGATGAGCCCAGAGCGAGCAGGTAGATATTGGTGCGCAGGTCACCCGCTTCCCGCACCTTGCGCCCGCACAGGTATGATTGCATGGCCAGAGCGCCACAGAATGCCATACCCAATGACGGATACGGTGCGTTGGCCATGCAGAAGTCGATCACCTCACCGATGAAGCCGGGGATGTAGAGCAGGTTTTCAGGGAGTGGGCCGGGATCGGGCACGGTGGAGGTGGCATCATCCTGCTCATCACCATCAAGGATACCGGACAGATCGACACTGGGATCTTCAGGATCCTCACCGAACCCGTACAGCGCCAGCGTCTTGGTTGCTGCGGTAAAATCACCACCATGTTCCAGCAGCGCGTACACAGCAAAGGGTGAGTAGCCACGGTTGGGTTCGAAGGGAGCAGCGTTGGAGGAGAAGACGTAGAACACGCGATCCTTGAGCGTGGCCGACCAGCCGGTGTCCTTGCCAGGGCGACGCCAGTATTCGTTTTCACCAGGCGCTGCCAACGTCCAACCGTGCGTTTGCAGCAGGTCACGTACATCACCACGCTTGTTGAAATCGTCGCCGGGTCTGCGGGAATGGTGCGCAGACATTTGGCACATGTGCGAGTTGTGGGCCGGTGTGCCGCACATGTTCGAATCCTCTACCGTTGCCTGGCAGACATTCGCACCGTCGACCACCGGTGGCCAATACTCATTGAGTTCCCAAGCCGTTTGCAGTAGGGAGTCGCGCTGCGATTCCGTGAGGATGGACAGGTTGCACAGATCACCCTGCATCAGCTCATAGTTTGGTGTCGGTGCACATAGGAACAGCCCGCCTTCGCCTCGTGTCTCAATCAAGGTTTGAACCTTGTCATCCACCTTGCGCTGGGCCAGTTTGATATTGCCGCAAACAGGCGTATCGCAACGGTAAATCACATGCATGCCCCCGGAAGGTGTGGATTCGATCACCAGATGGTCACGCAGATCAGGATCAATACGATCCATCCATGCAGGGAACAATTCGCCGCCACCGTCGAAGTCGATGATCTCCAGATTGCCAGAGACTTGGCCGCAGATGATGCACAGGGCATCGTTGAATGGCCACGAATTGAGTTCGGCAGGCAGTGGTAAACGCTGTTGATATTGTTTCCACTTACCGATGGCCGGACGTTTTTCCACACGGATTGCTGGCAGGACAGACAAGCCTGCATTTAAATAGTTTTGAGCAATGGGTAAGGATTCGGACATAAATATATTTGTCTCCATGAGTGGGTTGATACTGAATATTCGAATTTTTAGTGTGCGATGTGGCAGACATTGCCCAAGTCTTTGAACGCACTGGTGAAGTCATTGATGTTGTCACCGAGGTACAACACGGCCTGTCCCTGCATTGGCGTGGTGGATTTATCCGGATGCCAGAAATGCACACGTCCTGCCGGAAAACACACTGCCGATGCGACGGACATCAAAGCCTGGAACCAACGGGTTTCCGTCGCACTGTTGACCAGAACAACCGCCTGCGTGACATGACCGGCCCGATATTGCTCAACCAGTTTTTCA